CGGGGGGAGCCGAGCCATACCACGGGAATGCGATATTCTTCCAACCACTGGACGGCTCCCGCCTTTTTGATGATAGAAATGTGAGGACAAAACTTGTCCTTAGATTCCTATCATCTGCAACTTTGAAAAGTGCCAATAATTTCGGCATAATTACATTCTACATCAAGGAGGTAACACCATGCTGTCAAACAAGAACACCAAAAACGCCAATTTCCTTTTTATTGCTGATATGCTGAAGGATCTCCTTGCGCAGGAGTTGATCACAGAAAAGGAATATGCCAGGGCGAAAAAGTATTATATGAAGCTTACCGGTGCAGATATCGTATTAGCCCGCTGAAAATTGTGTATAAGGTCAATTTTGCGCTGTTCCAATTGTTTTGGTAGCTATTCAGAATAGTTATCAGTATAATGTGGTTTGCCAAAAGTGGTTGGTATCATATTATGATACCAACCAAAAAACGAGAGAGGAGGACACCGAAATGCCTGAAGTACGGCTCATCACCCCGATCACAAGACAGAGCACGAAGAAGATGCAGGTTGCAGCTTACTGCCGAGTGCCTTCCAATTCCGCTGATCAGCTCAACTCCTATGCCGCACAGATCCGAGCATACAAAAAATGCATCGGAGCACGCGACGATTGGGAACTGGTGGACATCTTCGCCGATGAAGGGCTCACTGGCATGAAAAGCGAAACCCGTGATGAATTTCAGCGGATGATCCGCATGTGTGAGCTTAAGCAAATTGACCTCATCATAACGAAGTCCATCTCCCGCTTCGCACGAAACACAAAAGACGCTCTGGCCTATGTAAGAAAGCTCAAATTGCTGGGTGTGGGCATACAGTTTGAAAAGGAAGGCATCTCGACGCTCTCTATGGGCGACGAGATGCTTCTTAATACCTTCTCTGCTCTGGCGCAGGAGGAATCGCAGTCCATCTCTATGAATCAGCGTCTCTCAATCGTCAAACGCATGGAACTTGGCGAGTATGTGGACAGCAACGCCCCTTACGGATACCGGTTGGTCGACAAGGCATTGGCTGTGTACGAGCCGGAAGCTGCTGTTGTGCGGGACGTTTTTGACCTGTATTTGCGGGGTTTCTCCATCAGTGAGATTGGCAGAGAATTGAAGAGTCGCAATATTCCCACCAAGGCCGGCAAGGAGAGCTGGCATCCGTACCGAATAGCCTATATGCTGAAAAATGAACGGTATATCGGCGATAGTTTCTATCAAAAAACTTACCGTGAAACAACGGTCCCATTCAACCAGCATATCAACCGTGGACAGGAAGATCGCTTCTACGCCAAAGGGACACATCCCGGTATCATTGACACGGATGTGTTCAATGCTGTTCAGCAGCTTATCCAAAAGCGCAAGGAGACTTTCTCCAGAACAACTACCCAAAATATCTATCCGCTTACAAGCCACATTCAGTGCTCTGAGTGCGGCTCTTTCTATCGGCGAAGGAGCGTATCGGGTACTGTGAAGTGGGTATGCGCCCTTCACAAAGATGACAGCACAGCTTGCGATTCTCACTATTATAGCGAAGAACGGATCTATGACGGCTTTATCACCATGGTGAACAAGCTGCGGTTCTCTGAAGATAACATCCTCGGCCAAGTCATCAGCCGGCTAGAGATGACGCTGGCAGCTATAAAGCGAAACAATCTGGCAGCGCGCGATTTAAGCAAGAGCATCGCTGAGTTGAATGCGAAACTGCTCATGCTCGAACAGCTCCGATCCAAGGGATACCTCGCCCCTGAAGTTTATCAGGCACAAGCCAATGAGATCGGTGCAGAGCTGGCAAGGCTCAAGGATGTCAGACAGGAAAAGTTTAATTCAAAGGCTGCCTCCATGCTCGAGGAAATCAAGAAATTAAAAATGCTCATCTTCGAACTGGAAGAACCCCTTGAGACATTCGATGAGAAACTCTTCCTGGAAATCGTGAAGTCCATCCAAATCAATAAAAAGGATGAAATGTCCGTAGAATTCCTTGGCGGACTTCGATTCAAGGAACGCATATAGGAGGCAGTCATGAAAAAGACGCGGTATATCCCATATGGATACACAATGCGCAATGGCAGAACAGTCATCTCAGGAGAAGAAGCTGAAGTTATCAGAGAGATTTTCAATTCGTATCTGAACGGAGCTTCCTTGAAGGCAATTGCGGACGAGTTGACCGACCGCCAGATCCCCTATACGCAAAAGACTGCCATATGGGACAAAGCCCGTATTGCAAGAATCATCGATAACGCCGGATATACAGGAACTGAAGAGTATGATCCCATCATAGACGAAGATATGTATGAAGCGGCAGTCAGCCTGAAAACAGCTCGGCAGTGCAAAGCCTGCGAAAAAGAAAATGATGCTATCGGCCTGCTCCGCGACTTCGTTCGGTGCGATAACTGCGGTCAGCCGATGAAGCGTCGTGTCAACGCGAAGCATCGCATTCGAGAAAGCTGGAACTGTACCAACGACGAATGTGGCATCAGAGTCCACATCAGCGATGCCCAGCTCGTCGAAACCATTATAGTCCTCATCAATCGGATTATCCTCAATGACCATCTGCTCCAGCCGAAGCCCAAGAAACGGTATGAGCCGGACGCGAAGGTCACCAAGGTAGGAAACGATATCGCTCTGGAGCTGGAGCGTGACGCTCCAAATGAGGATTACATCATCGAAAAGACCATCGAGATGGCAGCGCTCATGTACGAGCAAAGCAACGCCAAGTTGAACCTCACAGTATCACTCGCAAGGAAGCTGGCACATACGATGGTCACGCAGGATGGATTCAATCGAGATTACTTTACCGCCCTCGCCTCATACATCACGCTCGGCGAACAAGGCAGAGTGGTACTTCATACTAAGACAGAAACGGAGGTCACGCTGGACGATGGAAGTAACGAAAGTTCCTAAGAAAATTGTCACTGTCATAGAGCCGAAACGCTCCATGACGGTAGACAAAGAAAAATACAGGCAAAAGAGAGTGGCGGCATACTGCCGAGTCTCGACAGATAGCGAAGAACAGCTCGTCTCCTATGCCAACCAAAAGAAGGTGTACACCGAGATGATCGCCAGCCGTAAAGACTGGTGCTTCGCAGGCCTGTTCGCTGACGAAGGCAAATCCGGCACAAGAGCCGACAAGCGGCCTGAGTTCAACAAAATGATCAACGACTGTTTGGCTGGAAAAATCGATTACATCATCACCAAATCAGTATCCCGCTTTGCGAGAAATACGGTAGATTGCCTCGACTATGTCCGAATGCTCAAGTCCAAAGGCATCGGCGTCTACTTCGAAGAGCAGCAGATCGATACACTCAAGACAGACAGCGAGCTGTATCTGGTCATCTATGCTGGCTTCGCACAGTCCGAGTCCGAGAGCATCAGCAAGAATATCACATGGAGCGTCCGCAAGAAGTTCGAGGAAGGGACCCCGGTGTTCATGTACAAGCGGTTCCTCGGCTATAAAAAGGGCGCTGACGGCGAGCCGGAGATCGTACCGAGCGAAGCGGCTATCGTGGAACGCATCTTTAACCTCTACCTGGCTGGGGAAACCGTGGACAAAATCTCCAAGATGATGCAGGCTGAGAACTATGATATTCCCAGCAAAACCATCAGCTTTAGCAAAGGCATGATCATGAATATGCTCTCCAACGAGCGATACTGCGGAGATGCGATCCTGCAAAAATCCGTCACCGTTGACTGCATCGAAAAGAAGCGGAAGAAGAACACCGGAGAAGCTCCAATGTACTATGTTCAGAATAACCATCCAGCCATCATCGACAGAGTGACCTTCAACAAGGTTCAGGAAGAGCTGGCCAGGCGAAAAACGAAAACGCCAGGCTCTGCAAAGAGTTCTATCACATCCACCGGAAAGTATTCTCGCTACGCCCTGACAGATGTGCTCATCTGCGGCAACTGCGGTACCCGCTATCGCCGTGTGACATGGTCAAGAAATGGTACCAAGCGCATCGTGTGGCGCTGTATCAGCCGACTGGACTACGGCAAGAAATACTGCAGCGATTCCCCCACCATTATGGAGGACAAGCTGCAGGAAGCCATCGTTCGAGCGGTCAACAAGTTCAACGAGCAGGATAACGCCACCTATAAGGCACTCATGAGAGCAACCATCAGCGAAGCCCTCGGCCTTAATGGAGATCCGGAAGAAGTAGATATGTTGGAGCGAAAGATCGAAGCCTTAAACAATAAGATGCTGACCCTTGTCAATGAGAGTGTCAGTTCCGGCGATGGCATCGAGGCCCACGAAAGCGAGTTCATGACACTGTCACAGGAAGCAGAACTCCTCAAGCAGCGTATAGCAGCCATTCAGGAAAGCACCGCCAAGGATAACGGCGAACAGAGCCGCCTCGAGCAGATCCAAGCCATCATCTCAGAAAGAGAAAGCAAATGCATGGAGTACGACGACTCCATCGTCCGCCAGATGGTAGAATGCATTAAGGTCTATCCCGGCGGCAAGCTGGAAATCATCTTCGGTGGCGGTTACCTTGTCGAAGAATCCGTCTAAGCGTAGGAGATTGAGGGATCATCCCTCTTTCTCTTTTTTTATTTCATCGTGGATGTTCTTCTGAATCGCATCGAGAAGGGCGACCTTTTGCTCTGGTGAACATTCCAACCTTGAGATGTAATTATAAATCAACTGTGCATAGACAGTTGCAACGCACTTGCCAAGTTCCTCCTGACCTTCCTTTGAACCCAGCAAATGAATGATTACTTCCATAGGATATCCTCCTCATCAGGCATAAGGCCGGATGCATATCGGTAAGGTAGTCAGCACACAATGAAGTATGGGATAATCGCAGACACGCTATCTTTTAATGTCTTTATTTATTGACAATTATAGATGTATCGTCTATAATAACAAGCACAAAGATGATGTGGAGGTGGTGTGCAGAATGGGACGAAAGAGTGTTGCTGTGCTGCCGCAGACGCAGGCGATTTTAGAACAGCTGGGAGAACAGATCAAACTTGCCAGATTACGGCGGCATCTGTCTGCCGGATTGGTCGCGGAAAGAGCTGGTGTGAGCCGAGCCACAGTGTGGAATGTTGAAAAGGGAAACCCCTCTGTCGCGATTGGGATCTATGCCGCAGTTCTGCACGCGCTGAACAATATGGATAAAGACCTTCTGCTCGTTGCAAAGGATGATGAGCTGGGGCGTAAACTCCAAGACCTTGAACTTACCACGCGCAAGAGAGCACCACGAAACGGAGGTGATTAACCGTGGCATCAAACCAAAAAGTAATTTATGTCTATGAGAGTTTCAAATCTATAACGCCAAACTTCCTGGGGACGCTCTTCGTGGAGAATGTCCGCGGCCGGGAGAGCTGCTCCTTTGAGTATGATGCTGACTGGTTAAAAAGCAGTGCAAACTACATGTATCTCGACCCGGATCTTCAACTGTATGCCGGGCGGCAGTATCCCACCGGTGAAAAAAACGTGTTCGGTCTTTTCGCTGACTCCTCCCCCGACCGCTGGGGGCGCCTGCTGATGACGCGCAGAGAAAGAATATTGGCGGAGCAGGAAGGCCGCAAACCTCGAAAGCTCTTAGACAGCGACTTCCTGCTGGGCGTCTATGACGAGACTCGCATGGGCGCGATCCGCTTCAAGCTGGACAAAGACGGTCCGTTCCTTTCGGATGATTCGGAAACCCCGACGCCTCCCTGGACCAGCCTGCGAACGCTGGAGGAGGCTTCCCGCCAATTCGAAAACGATGAGTCCGGTCTCGAGCAGAAATGGATCAATCAACTCATCAAGCCCGGTTCCTCGCTGGGCGGCGCTCGTCCGAAGGCCACCGTTCTGGACACAAGCGGAAATCTGTGGATCGCCAAGTTTCCGTCCAAGCACGACGATGTTAACGTGGGCGCATGGGAAAAGGTCACCCATGACCTTGCAAGACTTTGCGGCTTGGATGTTCCCGAGTCCATCCTGATCGACTTCTCCAAATACGGAAGCACCTTCCTTGTGCGAAGGTTTGACCGGAATGGTGCTGCGAGGATTCATTTCGCGTCCGCCATGACAATGCTCGGAAAAACGGATGGGGCATCGGCAGCGGACGGCTCCAGTTATCTTGAACTGGTGTCCTTTATCAAGGCCAACGGCGCTGCTCCCAAGAGAGATCTGACGGAGCTATGGAAGCGGATCGTATTTAATATGGCAGTTTCCAATACAGATGACCACATGAGGAATCATGGCTTTATCCTCAAGGCGGATGGCTGGCATCTCTCCCCCTTGTACGATGTAAACCCCGTTCCGGAAGGTGACGAGCTGTCCCTCTGCGTAAACGAGGACGATGCGACGATCTCCCTCGACCTTGCGCTGGAGATCGCACCGTATTGTGAGATCAGCACCAAAGACGCAGCGGTTATGGCGGCGGATGTCCTGAAAACCGTCCGGGAAAACTGGAATCGTCTGGCAGCAGAATGCGGATTAAGCCGGAGCGCACAGGAATATATGCGGCCGGCCTTCTCGCTGGCTCTTGAATAGCACAGCCTGATTCACCATCGGATCTCCCTTCGAGCAAGGGGGATCTTTTTTTGCCAGTCACAAGCCAAAGAGCATTCCGCGTGTGCTATTCCTCAAGGACAGGATCGTCTGCAAGGGGTTCTTCGTTTTCCTCTACAAAGTCATCTTCCGCAGCAACCTTCCCAGAATGCAGCTTCGTCATTCGCAAGGTGTATTTGCATTTTCGGTTATAGGCGACGAGCATAGCTTCGGCGTAGCAAAGAGACCCTGCTCCACGCTCTTTAGCGATGCGAGACAACTGCCGAACAGACATGAAGCCAACCCTCTCCTTAAAGGTTTCATCACGAAGCTGGTCACCAAATGCTACGACCATTCTCGCAACACCGGCTAATACATTTGCCCCCAGAGAGTCGATATCCCCCTCCCATGTACCAACACAGAGTCGCAAAGTTCGATCAAGCACATGGTAACCATATTTGGTGTAGATCCGCTCCAGCGTAGCAACCGCACAGATCATGCCATATGCTTTGGTCGGCCCGATAGAAAGAGAATAGGATTCTACCAGCCGCTTAATAACGAGCTGCTGTTCATTTCCCGCTTCGATATTTGCCATGAATATCTCGTAAGGCTTCAGCGGCCGCACATGCTTCATCTGATTTGCAAAAATGTCCGCTTCGTTCTTGTAATCTAAGCTGTCATAAATCATGCACCAAACAGGAGTCTCCCGCGAACCGGATACAGTAGCAATGATCTCTATGGTGTGCTGACCATTAAAGACATAGTTGACACCATCACGGCGGCTCACCTTTACCGGGTTGATTTGGTTCAGGTCGAAGTCCTCGATGGCTTTTTCAACCTGCGCCTGAGACAATGGCCGCTGGTATTCCTGATTAGATACGAGATTTTTGATCGGGATCTGCTCGAAGTGGACATTCGGAACAAATCTGCTGAAGTCTTGCATTAGTCTACCTCCCTGATATCTGAGAGCATCTCGGACACCTTCTCCTGTAGTGATAGCAGTGCTTCCTCGAGTCTGCTTTTTGCGCCCGTGGATGCAGCATTCATGTCCGCATTGTTTCTGGCTCTTTCAATGGAACTGACCCACGACGGAACTGTAAGAGTCAAACCGGCGATTTCAGCATCTGGATCGTGCATAGGTGTAATTTTGATAAGTGGTAAAGTCTCCTGCATAGGTTCGACTGGCTCCTCGTCTGTATCAGCAAATTCTTTTCGCGTATCACTATAACTGGTGAAGGGGTGTTGCAGGTCCTCAGGTTTTGACCCAATTCGCCTGATCTCTTCCGGCGGCATTTTCGAAAGGGCCACAAGGTTCTCGTGAGATATTTTGAAAGTGCCAGAAAGCACTTTGCCAGGAAGTTCGGGGTCTGCCTGTCCAACGACGTCTAATGCCTTACTGAAGATCGCATACTTCTGCACAGATCCAGTAGATACATTGTATTGAGCGCTGAACTTCTGGGCTGTGCGCCGAAAAGTATCGCCTCGCTCACCCTTGTTTCTCCGCTTATACTGGTTGAACCCATTGATGTTGGGCGGATGCTTACGCGCTACTTTCTCAAGTTCATACTGCTTTCCAATGAGATATCGTCTGGTTTCCTCCGTGATATTTCGGCGGCCGAGCTGATTGCTGCAGATCCAGACAATCGCTTGCTCTCGGTTCTCAAATGGCATCTCTCGTATAGCATAGGGAATGTGAAGTCGATTGCATATCTCGTAACGGTTATGACCATCAACAATGATGTTATTCCATGTGATGATCGGCTCTCTGCAACCGTCTACTGCAAGATTTACTTCGAGTTGAAGATACTCATCTTTCCGTAAAGGTCGAATGAGCGTCTTAAATTCCGGGTCGATCTCCAACACCGCAAATCCTTTATCCATCGCTGGGAGGTCTCCTCTCATTTTTCTTTAAGGTTTTCATGGAGAAATAGGCTACTCTGTTTGCAACATCCACCTCTCCGCTCATACGATAACTGTATTGGAAGTCGAGAGTACCGATCATGTTGACCAAAGCACACAGGAGTGTATTACTGTAGAACTCAATAGAATAATGGCGTGATGTTTGAACCAACTTCACTCGGTTGGAGGTGCCACCAGCGAGGGGCCGATCTGAGCCAAGTACAGCAATGAACATTTCTTCTGGATTGACCAGAAATTGAACATATTGCGGATTCCCCATTTTGTTCAGGGTGGACTTATGTATGCGAAAGCGATTCCACTTTAAGTCAATGGTCATGATCGCGCTGTTATCCGTACTACCCATTTACACTCCCCTCCTGCACAGGTACCTCTGGTTGATATGCGGTATGGACTGATGTGACATTTTCCACGGATGCCGTGGAGGATACAGAGCTATCCTTGATTCCATAAATCGCGTATCCGTCAAAGATATTGATCTGCAGAGATTTCTGGTGTTCACGATAGGGCAAACCGAACTGATCCTTCCAACCGGCTGGGAATACAGGTGTACGCGCAGTCTTGGGCTTGCCTCCGTCTTTTGCAATACGCTGATAAATCTCGGAGGCGTTCAAGTCGAATACAATCAGATACTCATCATTAGCATGGATGACCTTGCCAATCAGCTTGTACCTGTAATCAATATTCCAGTCCATCAGCTCAAAGAGCTTTGCAAAGAAGAACTTACCCGTCACCTGACGGGGCCTCCTCTTCCCACCAGATGTGTTGCACCACGCGAATGCGTCTCGCTCTGACTCGGCGCAAGGGCGTAGCGCAAGAATGTGCGACTCTCGATTGATCAAGAGCTGGACACAGTCTGCATGGGGAAACTTGTTCAAGCAAGCAGTATTGACATAAACTTTGTAATTGTTGAAGGTGATAGACGGCTCGAAAGTATGAGCGAAGAACTCCCTACGAACCACCTGATACCCATCAAAATCGAAGTCGTCACTAAGTTCGATCACATCGCCTGGTGCCGATGCGTCGATTGTCATTGGCGTGTCCGCATCCTCCTTAAAGGTAATGGTAGTTTCATCATCGACATTGCCGAATTGAGTATTCTGCAGCATCGGTGAGATGAAAGAAACCTGATTCTCTACTTCCATTCTGCTCTCCTTTCATTCGTCTCTGACAAGATCCAGCGCATCTCCAATCTGGCGTAGGCTCATGCTGAGATAGCGACAAAGCCGTCTGAGCTGTTCCGTGTTATACTCTGCCATGATCACATCCTGCTCGGCTTCGGACAAATCAGAAAAGCATCTGTTGACATGTATACCATCACGAACCACGCGGTAGTACACTCCATCAAGATTCCGAAAGATTGGAATATTGTTTTTTTCAGGCATTAAAATCCACCTCTTCCATCTGCTTTATGGGGGCTAATTGCTCTGCTATGAATCGCTGCATTTCATCAAACTTGGTGACTCGAAGCTTCTCACCGGTTTCAAAGAGTTGGCCTTCCAGCCAAAGCTTCCATGCATCTTCACTTTGTAATTCTGGTGAAGATGAGGTAAGTCTGTGAGAATAAAAGTCACTCCCAAACCTGTCTGCCAGTTTCTTCGGAACTGCCCGAACACGCTTTCCTGATACGGAAAGAGGAGAAAGCTCACCATTGCCGCTGATGGGAGAATCTGTCCCCGTCATGAGATAGGACTGGATAAAAATCTCGGGTTCACTCAAATCAAATAGGAACACCGAATCCCCTTCGTTTTGGAGGAGTCTACCATAGGCCCTGAACTTAAAATCGGTTTCCCAATCGAGCAGTTCGAATAGGGTTCCACCAAATGCGGTACATGGTATCTCTTTGGCATAGTATTTTCCATCGTCAGGTCTTGACCACTGTACGCACTGGCGAGAATCCTTAGAGGCGCGACGAACAGCGAGCTTCCGCAATCCCGGATGGATCAGCAGTTCAACTTTGTTGTCCTTCCCGAACTGCCTGACGCAATCTGTGCTGAACTTGATTTGTTTGCTCTGAAATAAGACATACGGTCTTTTGTTCGCATCAAAGAGAGATGAATTCGTAACTTCAAAGCCGCGCAAATCAAAATCTCCAGCTGCCACCTCGAATGTGGCGTCACCCTCCGCAGGCTGGCCGTAATATGTATCGTCCGTGTAGACACTCATAGAAGCCTGTAAATAATCGGCTGCCTTGAAACCTGCCCACTTAGGGCTAATCGTGACAAATCCTTTCAGAACGCCAGATTCAATCACCCGAAGCTCCGGCAGAATAGACTTTCCGCCGTATTTCGCATTATTGATCATGTGCTGGACGGCTATATAGTCGTCCCGCGACACGATTGCCTCGTGTTCTCCTTTATACAGGCTCTGCTGCCGTTCTCCTCTGTTTTTCTTGGACTTATGACTAATCACATCAGGCGTGAATGTCTTTCTTGTGAGAACATCACCACAATGCCGCTCATTCCTCAAGACCTGAATTACGGTGCCGGAAGTCCACTTGGAATTACCAAGGAATGTCCTCTTACCAAGTGCCTCGAGGGTTTTTGCAATATGCGATGAAGAATATCCGGACAGATACATGTAGAATATGAGCTTCACGGTCGGCGCTTCGTCCGGATTGATCACCAACTTGCCGTCAGCATCATGGGAATAGCCCAACAGCTTGGGTGTCAGAGGGAGTCCTCCATTCAACCGCTGAGCAAGCGAAACTTCCATACTGCGGCTTCGAATGCGGGACTCGTTTTCCGCGATGGAAGCCAAAAAAGACAGCGGCATGTTTGTATCCTCGTTCAGCGAGAATATGCATTCACTCTCAAAGAAAACGCCCACTGGATTGCGAAGTTCCGCAAGATTACGCACCATGGTAATGCAGTCGACCGTATTTCTGGCAAGACGCGAAACCGATTTGGTAATAATCAAGTCGATTTTTCCGGCTCTGCTGTCAGTGAGCATTTGGTTTAGCTCAACGCGGTGTTTTGTCGAAGTGCCCGAGATTCCTTTATCGGCGTAGATCTTTACAAGCTTCCAATTGGGATGCTTCAAGACGAACTCTTCATAATAGTTCTTCTGAAGTTCATAGGAAGTTTCCTGACCGAGATTATCAGTTGAAACTCGGACGTAGACCGCAACACGCTGATGAATATTGGCATCGTAGAAATCGACCTGCTTCTTTGCCGGATAGATGACATCTGGCTCTCTCCGATTCGAGTATCGCTTATGTACTTTCTCGCGTTCTGCTTGATCAGCGGCATTCTTGGCTGATTTACTCATGGAGCGCACCTCTCATATCCAACTCGTCATCAGGCAGGATCTTCCAGTCGGGGGTTGGGAGAAAATAAGGCTCTCGAAGATCGTCTCGATAATACGATGCCAAAGTGTATAGATCTTCTGATATGAAGTAGATGCCAACAGGAGGCTTGCGAGCAGCGAGCATTCTTGCGCAAATCGCCATTTCTTGAGCATCTCTGGACACATTGCTGACCTTCTGTGTGATTATGAGATCGACTTTCCCCGCATCGCAGTCAGACAGGAGTTCAGACCATGCTGTAGAGTTCTCCATATACGGAGCGGTCGATCCATTGTCAATATAGAAACCTACAAACTCCCACATAGGATACTGAGCCAGCGTAGCACGAAAAACCTCTTTGTTGCGTTCGAGATATTCCTCGTCTCTATATTTCGTCTGGTTGAAAAAGCGGATGTACACTGCAACCTTGAACGGGATCTTGGGGTTAGGTACTTCATGGCGGATAGTTTTCAACCACTGCCTGTGTTGTGCCACAAGGGGTGATACCATGTTTTCTCCCAGGCACAGGTCAAAGGAGGGATACTCAGTCTCTTCGAGTCCTTGTTCAGTACCTAAAGGCAGCAGTTTCGTGTTTTCCATGTTTTCCTCCGGCATTTGGGCAAGCCCTTTTGGGTGAATTATAGGGAAAATGCTTAAAAATAAGAAGATACCATAGGTCAGCATCTTGACCTATGGTATGGAAATGACAAAAAAATTATCGGATTGGTCACCCAATCCGATAATTAATCATTATTCTGCTTCTTATGCATGGAGGCTTTGACCTCTCGGACAATCTTTAAGATGGTTTCCATCTCACTGGCCGAGCAGTCTTCAAGGAGCTCCGCAAACTCACCTTGATAGATTGCTTTGACCTCCGGTACATCTGGGCGGAGCAAATAGTCTGCAGATACCTGAAGGGCTTCCGCCACTTTGACGAAAGTCTCAAGTTGCATCCCCGTTTTTCCTCGTTCGATGTTGCTAATCAGCGGCAGTGAAACAGAAGCTTCGACTGCCAAATCCGCTTGGCTCATGCCTCTGCTGATTCGAACAGCTTTGATGCGTGAGCCGACCAGCTTCAGATCTTGTTGTTCATACATGACCAGCTCACCTCCCCTTCGCCGGATATAAGCTAACAACTATAATTTAAGTTAGTATATAATATGCGAAGGTCAAGTTTATATAATCGTACCGCTATAAAATAGTGGTTCAAATATAATTGAGTTGCCAAAATTTTTAAGGAGGTTTCTCTATGCAACTCAATTACTATGTCCTTGGTCAAAGAATCCAGAAAATCAGGAAGAACAAGCGTATCTCTCAAGCGGTGCTGTCCACCATGATCGACAAGTCCGCTGGATACATCAGCTATCTCGAGTGCGGTACAAAGGTTATGAGTCTCGAAACTTTTGTTGGCATCGCCAATGCGCTGGAGGTGTCGACTGATACGCTCCTGAACAGGCAGCTCACGGGTGCGACTGAGATGTCTAATGCCGAGGCGCAGAAAATCTTCGCCAACTGCACCCCGTATGAAACCTATGTCCTGTTGGATGTGCTGAAAACAACCAAGAACGCTCTACGCTCGCACCACCATCTCCTCAAGGATGAGTGGTAATCATTTTATCAACCGAATATCAAATAGCAACAGACCACAGGTTAATCTCTTAACCTGTGGTCTGTTGCGTGCAAAAAACGATTATGTTTTCGCCCAAAATGATTATGATTTGGGCTTTTGCGAGATTTTCCATTCTATTGATGCTATAATCCGGTCAAGCCAGAAAGGATGAGGATGAATGATCTATTACACCGGCGATATTCACGGCAGTGCGAAAGGAATCGTCGCTTTTGCCCAACACTATGAGCTCACAGAATCGGACATAATCGTCATCCTTGGTGATGTCGGAGCGAACTATTACGGCAACAGGCGGGATCGGTATTGCAAAGATGCGCTTGCCAAAATAAAGCCCACCGTCTTCTGTATTCACGGAAACCATGAACGGCGTCCAGACACTCTCGCAGGCTATAAGCAGAAAGAATGGAATGGTGGCCTTGTGTGGTACGAGGATGAGTATCCGAATTTACTCTTCGCCAGGGACGGAGACATCTTCACTATGGAAGGAACCCGGCATCTGGCCATCGGCGGCGCTTATAGCGTGGACAAATACTACCGACTGGAAAACGATCTGCTGTGGTTTGCTGATGAGCAGCCCTCGGCAGAAATCAAGACATATGTGGAAGATCAAATCACGAAAAACAGAATTGACATTGTTCTCTCTCATACCTGCCCCTATAAGTACGAACCGCGGGATGCGTTTTTACCCATGATCGATCAGAGCACGGTTGATGACAGCACAGAGCGATGGCTTGATGGGATAGAAGAAAAAGTGGATTATAAGGCATGGCTTTGCGGACACTGGCACATAGAGAAGCAAATTGACAAGCTTCGCTTCCTGTTCCACGATGTTGTGTCACTGGAAATGATAAAGCGAGGTTTCAAATGAGTCGTTTCAAGAGCAATCTCTACACTGTTGAGCGCCGAGTATGGAGAAACCACAAGCTGTGCTGGATTCAGAACGATGACTTCACTCTCTTTTCAGGGCATCACAAAACGAAAATCAAAGAGGAAGATCTCCCGGAATGGTATGTCTTTGGCAGATACTATAAGCTGTGGGGCTTTCTCTCCACAAAAGGTATTACCGACTTGCGGTATATCCCAAACCTGTGGATCAACCACTTCCTGAAAGATGACTGTCTTCTGATCTCCTATGGCGGTAAAATCGAGGAACATCCAGACAGCATCGGTTTTGAAAAATACAGCGGCGTTGATGAGCGTGTGTGGGGCAACGAGATCCTCGATGTGCTGAAAGGCGCCAGGATGTTCTCGGAATATGATATCGCCCCTATCATAGAGCAGATCCGTGAGAAGCAGCACATTCTCATTGAGAACTACCCGGACGAGTTCGGACCCCACAAGTGGAGTTTTGATCTCGATGAATGGATGACAGAAGAGTACCACTCAGGTCGCCCAACCTATTACAGCAAAGCCATCACAGAAAAGAGAGAAGCAGAGCTGCGAGAACTATATGACAAAAGAGGACAGACAAATGGATGAATGCCAACACGCAATGGAGGAACTCCGCAATATAGTCGAGGGGATCAGCAACCTGCGAGACACAGCATACGCGCACTACTCTTTATTGGTCGAGCAGGTGCTGAAGGATCAAATCACCGACGAGCAGCAGTTAGAACAAATCATGGATGGCCTCTGCGATTTCTGCGATGAGATCCGCTTCATCGATCTTTATCGAAGCCTTTGCCGACACATCTATTACCAATATCCGCAGCTCGTGGGAGAGCATGTGGCTCTTTTCCGTGCGCTGTTTGAGGGGCCCGATGAGAAATGATTTGACAGAAGATGTATGGAGGTAACCTTCAGGGAAGGTGGCAGATACAAGTTTGCCTGCTACCGCCTCACATATGAAGAAAGCAAGTCTCCAGATAGGATTGCAAAGATCAAAGCCAATCTTGCCTCAAAGGGGAAAGATGGGTATTCCATTGCAATCACTTATGACGCATCTCCCACCCCACCAACGTGGGACACATTCGCCAATTCCTTATTATGTCTGGACGGAAGACTTGAGATGTGGAAGCTAATGCAAGAGAGTTGGCCACATCACAAAGCGGTCAAAGCGCAGAAAGGAGTGAGTAAGATGAGCACATCATATTTCATTTTTACGGAGGTTCTGGCAAATGATCAGTGGCATTGTATCAACCCCCAAGTGATGAAGTTGCTGCCTATCGAACATCTCATTCTTGTTCCAACGCTTCGCTCGGACAGCAGGTATCAGTTTGAAAAAGCATACCGGCAGCTTGAGTGCGATGGACACCCGTTCACAGTAGACGAAATGTCAAGAAATCTACAGGCATCGGTGAACGACTGGCTTACCCCAGAGGACAGTGTCCGAATTGCCGTTTGCTACGATGACATCTTGAAGCTACTGAACACTTCCGGCAAAGAACATTCTGCATTTGCTCTTCGATCTGAAGTAGCTGCCTTTCAGAATGATGAATCCGATAATATTTTGGACTTCGTCTCAGTAGACGAATATCGGAAGATGGAGGATGAACTCAAGAAGGCTTATCAATATTTCGAATGGAATGACCGCTCCGGTGCGTATCGCTATTATGAGGAGATCCAAAAGAAGGTCGCCGCACAGGTCAAGGATTGGAAAGCGATAAACCCTCGGGCAGAAATCACCTCTGTCCGAATAATGCTTTTTTCAACCTAAAGGAAAACACACAGGAGGGTTTCAGATGCAATCGAATAAAGAATCGAACCAAAAGCTGATTGAGCGATTTCCGTTTCTTATGCCCCGTAACCGCTGGACAGGAGAAGTTCCAGAGGATTACGACTATTCCTATACGGAACTGGATTCCATGCCTGACGGCTGGCGAAAGGCTTTTGGGGAGCAAATGTGTGAAGATATCCGTGAGGAATTGGTACATGCCGAGTATCTCGACCAATACCGTATTTCCCAGATCAAGGAGAAATATGGAACGCTCTGTTGGTATGACTTTGGCTGTACAGAGCGGATGCTTCGTGACATCATCCCCAAATATGAGCACCTATCGGCGAGAACTTGCATCAGATGTGGGAACCCTGCAACAAAGGTTTCTACTGGCTGGATCAGTCCCTACTGTGACACTTGCGCTGGAAAAATCAGTCATGCCGAGAGATTTATTTCCATTGGGGAATGGCTTGATAGAAACAGCCGCGAAGTAACATCAAAAAGGAGTCTAAATGAAAAAGATACCCACTCTCTTTGAACGAGAATTTGAAAACCATCGAATTGTCAGAATACTGCCAAATGTAAGCCCTGACCTTGCTTGGGTCATGGCCGGCGAAGGCGTAGCGACCATCAAATGGGACGGTGCCTGCTGTGCGGTCATCAATGGTGTTTTCTACAAAAGATACGATGCAAAACATGGAAAGCCCATCCCGTCTAACGCTATCAAGTGCCAGGAGAAAGCAGACCCCGTCACTGGCCACTTGCCTTGCTGGGTGCCGTGCAATAGAGCTGCATCCAGCGACAAATGGTTTTGGGATGCTTATGACAAGATGGGGAGTGTACCAGATGGAACATACGAGGCCATCGGCCCGCATTTCAGATCTAATCCTCACAACCTTGATACCGATATTCTCAAACCCCACGGGAAAGACATTGTTGAATTGAATCGGAGCTTCGAGGGCATCCGCACTTACCTGAAAACCCATGTGATTGAGGGGATTGTCTTCTGGAAAGATGGACAGCCTTGGTGCAAAATCAAGCGCACGGATTTCGGACTCCCGTGGGGGAGGTGATTACTTCTCCTTTAGAGGTACGGCAAAGCACTTGGCGATAGGAGGCGCACCACATGAGTAAATGGCTCGGCTACACAGTAGAGCTATTCTTTGATGGTCAATGGTTCAACATCGATCAGTGGCATCGACACGCAAATGGAGAACTCAGACACCGCTATCTGTATACTGCGCCCGAACGAGATATCTTCTCCAGCGCACATGATGAGCTGGCTCTTAGTAAAGAGAGAATCTGCTTTTCTGACCTGGCAGCAGAAACTCAGGATATCATCTGCGCAGAAAATCCAGCATTCGAACGCAGTACATTCGACTCATGGGATTTTTTCATTTGGGGCAACCTCTCTGACTTGGAGATGCTGCTTCAAAAGCCTGTTGAGAATGAAAACGATGGATACATTTCAAAGGATTTACTCAAAGGGCTGCTTGTCAGGATTCAAGACCAAATCCAGATTTTTCGACAGACCATCCCGTACTTCGTGACTGATAGGTCATCGGAAATGCCAATCAGGATCATTATCTGTGAGTTGTGATTTTTTGATAGCTATTCGCTCTGAAATATGGTAATTGTTCGTGTTACAGAAAAGGAGGTGGAACACCATGATTTATGTAATGTCCGATATTCATGGACAAAAGCGACGCTTTGATTCCGTCATGAAGCAAATCAACCTACAGCCGGATGACACTCTTTATATCCTTGGAGATGTGATAGACAGAAACCCGGATGGCATCAAAATCCTTCGTCAGATCATGGCGATGCCAAATGCCAAAATGCTTCTGGGTAACCACGAATTAATGATGATGAATGCTCTCTACTACCCACCCCCAGAGGATGAGGAGTGGCCTGAATACTACTATGAGCGCAAGCAGTCTCTGTGGTATAGAAATGGAGGCGAGATAACACATAATTATCTGAAGCACATAAAGAAAACCGTTCGCCAGGAGATATTCGAGTATTTGGAGAAGCTGCCTGTAAACATGGAAATCACGGTGAATGGCAGGCAATTCATTCTGACCCACGCGGCTCCTGCCGAGCTGTATGAGACCTACGGTCGTAAATATGAGTGTGAGCGAGACTTTGCCGTCTGGATGCGATTTGACAGTTTCCCTGTTCTGGAGGACTGTACAGTCATCTTCGGACACACGCCAACTATCCGTTTCCAGTATGATAACCCAATGGCAATATGGGATGCAAAGAGCTGGATCGGAATCGACTGCGGCTGTATGCTCCCTGAAAAGGGTGACCCTTGGTCAGGAGTACTTGGAAGACTGTCGTGTCTCCGATTGGATGATATGCAGGCCTTTTACTCCGAGGAACCTCAATACGACAATCTTAAAGAATCGGAGGAACAGCATGATGGATGATGGCATAGTTACGATTACCATAGAAATCGATGCAGAATTGCTGGCACAGGTAACCGAGGTGCTAAAGCCTTATGGCCTCACGCCGGAAGAAGCCGCGGTGCAGTTCTTTGAATACTGTGCCGATCCAAAGACACAAGGCCATGCGATTGAACTTCTCAAAATATGGAAAGAAGAACAAGAACTTTTGGAGAGGAATGGTGCCAATGCTAAGTAGAGAAGGATTCTGCAAAGCGCTCCGGATGATAAGAGATTAAGAGTCCATTGATGAGCAGTTTAGTAAAGCGCTCAATCTGGTTGGCAATGGTCACTTTGTATTCGGTACCGAAAACAAGTATCTTCTGGCTCTTAGAGATGTTTTGAAAGAAGCGGTCAATGACCAATACGACTACATCGATTGGTGGCTGTATGAAGCAGCCGATGACTTTGAGATATGGGAAGCGGATTGCACCATGAAGTATTGTCTCAAAGAGCCTGAAGCGCTGTATGATTTTATAACCGGTACGCTAAAGCCTGTCCCTGTATCTTCCGGAGAAAGCACATCACAGCAGGAATAAGGGGATGTCAAAATGAAAAGACTGCCGCCACTATCCGAAATGGAACGCATCGAGCAAATACTGCTCGTCGAAAAACTGGATGAAATCCTGAAACGCATTGACAACGAGGACATCGGATTCGTAATAACAGAAAACGGTCTGCCGGATATGGTCCTAATACCATTCCGCTGGTTTGCCGAGAACTTTCCGGATGAAGTGCCTGACGGCCTATAAACGACTGGTTTCAAATTGAGATAGATTCTGCCGTTGAGGAGCCGAAGAAAGATGGATGAGAAGTTTAATAGAATACCCGTCAGTGTCATCCATTTTGATAAGGATGGCACAGTCACTGATGTAGAGGATTACAACCTCGATAAAGTCGATCCTGCTTTGTGGGCGCTCGAAGGTCTGGCTGCAGCACTGCTCCCTGTCATTCGCGAGTTCTATACGCGCGAAGAAAATGTTCAAGCATTTGAGGCGTGGCTGAAAGATCGGGAAAGTGATCCTCAAAAACACAGCAAGCGGAAATAAGCGCAAAGACGGAAATTGGAGATGAGAGGCTGTATCTATTTTGGTCACTCTTAAAAATCCCTCGATTCTTCTCTATCACGGGAAATTGTAAGCAAAAAATATGGCTGAAACAGCCCAAAGCCGCTTCAGCTCTCGATTTTTCCTATTTTCAGCATGCATCTAAATTGGTCACGCATCACACTGAGAAGTCTGAAACCGTAAGGTTTCGGACTTCTTTTTTTCTGTTTGACCCTTTATCTGACCCTTTAACCGTTTTAAACTGTACCCAAGAAAATGGACACGAGATTTTGACCCATGGTCCCGTTCGG